ACTTATCTGGGTGTATTGTGTATCAAAATCTATTACAAATTCGTTAGTATCTAAATCTTTTAAAGCGTAATAAGAAGCTGTGGGTAGGTAACGATTTCTAGTATAATCGGATCCGGTTAAGAATGTTCTAGTAGGGAATTGAGGTCTACAATTTAATCTAAATTTAGCTATACTTCCTGAGTAATAATGTGTTTGGTTATTATCAAGAGATATAACTGCTTTTGAGGTGTCAATAATAGTATTTGTAGAAGAACCTGTGTTAAAGGTAAAATCTCTCCACTTAAATTCTAGTTGGGGTGGGTAAATAGTATGGGTATCTATTGAAAAATATTTTAACTCGGATGTCCTTAATGTAGTGGCTAAGAATTCATTTTCGTCACTTTGTTTAACTAAGAACCCATCATTAGTAAATCCATCACTTGTTTCCCCTTTTGATTGACTATACCAAGTAAGTATAGTATTAGTTACATTTACATCTATATCTTTATCCGAAGAATAAGATAAAGTAACAGATTGAGTTACATCTAAACCTAAAGCGGAACCTGTATACCAATTCCCACCTCCCCCATTGGATCCACTAAATGAGGCAGTTACATAAGCAGAAAAACTCTCAGTAACCCATGCATTAGATCCTGAGTAAGATTTATAAGTCCAAGATACTCCATTAGTAGTTTGGGGGGAATCTAAGTATTTTCCTGTCCCCATATCCCATTCCCCTGACACAGGGTATATTTCTAAAGGTCTTTCTGTGGTTAATCCTGTAGCATTAGCTATGTAGCATCTAAGATTAGTTTGAAATGAAGAAGTTCCTATTTTATTATCAAGTACATCTTCAATTTCATCTTGTGAAAACTTTGTCAAAAACCTAGACACCTCAGGCTGCACCCCATTATAAAATGTAGTAGCTTCTATAATTTCATCAATGCCTGTATTTCTAAGGGGAAATCTAGAATAGATCGTAGAATCTTTTTCAGGGAATATTTTATAAATTGCCATGTTTTATTATTAGAAGTTTACTACTTTACCACTTATGTCAGTATTAGGATATTTTACTTCAAAAATAGAAGTATCTAGTGAAGGATAAACTATATTATTTAAAGTAGCACCTGGTATGTCATAGGCATATTGGGAGTAACCTAAAGATTCGCCTGCTTTATTTGTGATATTTACAACTTTTACGGTTTGTACTCCTTCTACTCTATCTAATAAAACATAAATATCTCTAAGAAGTATAGGTTGATTAATTTGCCAATTGTCTATATTAAAATAATTTTGTAATGCCGTGATACATTTTAGTAGGGTAGTATTACTATTATAATTAGGTAAAGTAATAATCTCAAACTCTACGGCAATGTTTATTATAAAAGCATCTTTAATTCTTAAACTATCCCCTATCATTCTATATTGAGATAAGTAAGTAGATAAATTATTTTTTAAAGCATCAGAAGCAGTAACTAATTGTTTATTTTGGTTATAAGCTAATATACAAAAATCTAAAGTAGAAGGAATTTCCCCTATATTTAGATTTTCTACATTTTGTTTTTCAACATAAATCTTAGATAATGAACCATACTCAGAAGGCATACTAAGGGCCCTAACCAAATAGTCATCTTGGGTTACAGACCTTAATTGAGAAGAAAACATTTCTAATGTATTCTGCCTTATTTCTTCAGGTGAATCACCATCTGCCCCACCAGAAGCTGCTTTAGGGTTATTTATTTCTAAAGAATCAAATGCTGTTTGGGCTACTGTAGGATCTAAATTTTGTTTTAAGAATGTAACGTTACTTGTATTTAACGAATTAAGAGAATTAGCAGGAACATTAGCCCCTACCCCTCCCCCTACAGTATATGTAAAAGTTAATGTAGTTGAAGAGGGGGCAATACCATAAGTTTGAGTAAATAAAAAGTTAGAAGGAGCAAATGCTGTTTTTAGTTTATCTTGGGTAAAAGGCAAACCTATACCTACATTATTAGGGTTAGGAATTATCTCTTCATCTGAATCCGCACTGCTGCCTGCCCCAAATTGGATTTGTAACTGTGTAGGAGACTTAAATCTACTAACAAATCTTCTAGCTACCTTTTTAAGTCGTAATAAATAGGGAACATCATTTACATTAGAACTATAATTAGGGTCTTCTCCAAAGGGATTTTGATTTTTTAAACTATCTAAAACTGTTTCCTGGGCTAAGTAGGGGACTTCGTACCACTCATTACCATCACTATCTACACAACTATCTATTTTAACAATGTTATTATCCTCAATAGTAATTGTTGAAAATCTTTGAGGAGTTGAGAAAGTAAAGTCTTGTGTTTTTTGGGTAGCAGATATAGCTGTGCGGGTCTTTTTTAGGAGGAAATAAGTTGGATTTCCATCTCCGTCAACTTCATAAATTGAAATATCTGTGGGATCTTGTGAAGAAGAAACTGTAAAATCACATCTATCTAGTATTAAAAATGGAGTAATATTGTTTTGATTACTATTAATAACCGTGTTTTCGGGCACATTTAAAGCATAATCAAAATTGGGATTATTACTAGTAGCGGGTACTGTCTGGTATAATTCAACTTCTACGGTACTCACACCCGTTACACTGGGTTGGTAACCAAACATATAAGCTAAATCATATAAATTATTTTGTTGTCTTACGTATTGTATAAAATTTTCTTGAATTTGGTTATCTTGGTAAAAAGATAGCACGTCACCTACATAAGAAGCCATTTCAATAAACATCATCCCTGGGGAGGATGGTGTGAAATCTGTATGGGTTGTAGGGAAATAAGTTTTAGTAAACTCTATTAGTTTATTTCTAAAGTCTGTAAAATCTTTATTTATATACTTTATATCACGAGTTATTTTATTCCCGTCAGTTTGCGTTGATGTTGTTTGTAAGGTATAAGACATTAGGCGCTAAAATTTAATTCTATATTCTCAGTAGGAGAATTGTAAACACTATAATCTAATATTACATTTATAATATTTTCATTAATTATTTCTTTTACTTGTAAACTTATAACTCTTACCATAGGGAAAAATATTGATAAGTCTGCTTGAATTTGAACTTCTAAACCACTTAAGGTTTGTTCGGAAATTTGTTCAAATAATGTAGCTCTAAGATTTCCCCCAAAATTAGGATTTAAATATCTTTCACCTTTATTAGTAAGAAAATAATTAATTAAATTAGATTTAATTTGATCTTTAGTTTGGTAAGTTGAATTAAAAACAGCGGGTCCCGAAAAAGGTACAGATACCCCTATTGCAACTCTAGGTTGAGTATCTACAGGAAATATTTTTGGGACTATAGTTGCCATTATTTATTATTCATTAAATTCATTATTTGATCCATTGAAACATTCCCATCAGGAAGACTAGACCCTGCTGATGTAGTGTCCATTGCTCCTCTTACTTGTAGTGGTCTTTCAACATGTTGACTATTAAAAGATGAACCCATGTCTCCTAATATATTTTGATAGGCAGCTCTTTTTTCAGCGGAGCTCATAGAGGGTCCTTCAGTTACTTGTTGTTTAGGTTGGATACTTTCAACTACGGTTTGTTTAGGGGCACGAACTGCTTCAAGAAGGATATCTTTTATTTCTTCTTGTATTGCTTCTTTAACAGCTTGTTTTATTATTTTTTTTAACGCTTCTGATTTCATTTCTTATAAATATTTAATTAGTCTGCTCTTAAATTTTGAGTGTCAATTATAAATTTAAGTTCGTCAATTAGTATTTGAGGATCTGATGCAAATGATGGTTGTCCTTTTAATACTGGTATATTTTGTATGTTTAAAGCCTGGGCGAATCGTTTGGGGTAAGGGGTTTGGTTTAGTTCATCAAATTTAATTTCAAATGTAAACCCCTTATAAGTTACAGGTACATCACTATTGCTATTTTCTAAATCTTGAATAGTAGAATTTGATAATTGATTTAGTTCATCATTTATTTCTTCAAAGGATAAACCACTTTCAGGAGCACAGTCTTCTATTAAAAAGTCTAACTTATTTAATAAATCTATAATAGTACCTAATAAATTACCTATCACAGCTACACTAACTGTGAGAATACTTACTCCTACTCCCGCTTTAACTAGGGCATCTTGTATTTTATCTATCCCTGTAGTTACTG